GTTCTAAATTCTGCCATTGTTTTTCCTTAAATAAAGTTTTCAAATATAGCTGCGGCATCTCTGGCTGAACCAGTTTGCTGTAGCTTTTTAAGTTGTTTCTTTTGTATGTCGGTTACATTCTGCTTCACTTTAGCTCCAGACTTTACAGTCTTTGGTGCTTTAGCGACTTTTTTCTTAACACCAGCTTTACCTGCCATTAATTTGTCGTACTGTGCTGCTTTATGTAATACCAATACATGGCGAGAGTCATAGACTTGTGATAATTCCTCGTCTGTGAAACCAACCTTTTTTCCGTAGCTACGAATATCATTTCTGACTTGTTCGCCTTTCGTTTTGTCTGAAAACTCTGGTAAGGATTCTGCTAGTTTTATTTGTTCTTGTTCTACAAACTTTTGCATTTGTGCTTGAGATTCCGCTTGTTGCTCTTGAGCAAGACGAGCTCTTTCAGCCTGCACTGTTTGTAATTGTTCTTTCTTTTCGGTCATTTCTGCGACCTTAACTGCATATCCTACTGGGTCGTTCTCTTTCATTGCAGCTAATTCTGCTGGATTGTCATTTTGTCCATTTAAGAATTGTTCTATTGCCTGCAATTTTTGTGAATAGTTATCTCTAACTTGTCTAGCTTCAATAATAGCTTTAGCTTCCTGCTCAATGACTTTACGCTGTTCAGCTACTTCTTGAGTCTTTTTAGTATAATCAGAGCCGAGTTGATAAGATTTCTTTAGCTCATCAAGGGTAACTTCTTTTTCTTCACCTGCTGCTTTGATGGTGAAAGTTTGTTCTTCCTCAACTTCTTCAGGTTCTTCAACTTCGGAGTCTACATCTTCTTCCACTTCATCTTCGGCTTGTACTTCTTCTTCCACCTCTGGTTCAGTTTCTTCTTCAGTTTCCTCTACTTCTTCTACTTCTTCGGTTTGTTCTTCTACAACTTCTGGTTGTTCCTGTGTGGAGTCCTCTGGTGCAGATAACATACCTTCAATAGCTGAAGCTGCATCTGTTACTGTTAGATTTCCACTTTCCGTTGTATCGGAAGTCATGGTGTCATCACTCATTTTTCTTTCCTTGTGCCATCTCGGTGTGGCTTTCCCATACAGGCTATATGCCTATATTATTTTCCATGCCTTGTCTTTAATCTCATCATCTTTTGATATAGATTCAAAACGAGCCATGAGTTCGTTAATAACTTTAATCCTGATATATGCTGCTTCTCTTACGCTTGGTTTATCATCATCAGAATTAACAATTAAATCCATTAATTCTTTTTTCATTATTTCTACTTCGTCATGTAGTTCTTGACTTTGTAAAAGATTTCTAAATGCTTCTGATTTGGTCATAGTTTAGGTGTTGTTATATTTTGTATTTTTTCTAAAGAATTTATAATTTCTGAAGTTTTGCTTATATCTGTTTTTTGTTTGTCGTTAGCTGACTTTTGTGCTAATTCTAACTCACGCAATGCCATTTCTTTTTCAAACTCCATTTTTTCTTGCTGAAGCTCTAACATTTCTTTTTGCATTTTAAGTTCTGTTTGCTGTTTCTCTAATTCTAGTTTAGCCATTTGCTCTTGCATCTTCATCTGTGCTTTTTCTCTTTCTACTTCTGCTAAAATCATTGCAGCTTTAGTATTACTATCTTCTTCTTTAGGAGCTTGGGCAGCAGCTTGAGCCATTTGCATTGCTTGTTCTTCTGATATTTCCATCAAGAACTGACTGTCGTCTTTAAACCCAGCCATGTTTACAAATCTTGCAAGTGTATCTCTGTATTGTTTAATATTAACTAACGGGTTGTTTAAACCATATCCTTTAATTACTTCTTCTTGTTTAGCAAGAATCATTTGCATAGTTGCTAGTTGTTCTTGTTTGCCGCCTGTTCCTAATCCAACATTAACAGTAATGTTATATTCTGTGTCCCATTCTCTAGGATTCATAGGAACAAAAGAGTTGTTAATTTTAATAATTCTTTCTTTGTCTTGGTACTTACAAACTAATGCCATAATACCTTTAAACAATGTACTTACACCTGTGTCTGCAAAGATACGAGCTATAAGTTCTAGCTTACCTTGTGATGCAGATGTCATAGCACTGACTGCTGTTGCTGTCACATTTTGTAAAAGATTAGGGTCAAGACCTTGCTGTGCATCTGACACACCACTTCTTTTTGCTTGAATACCATCTAGGTATTCCAACATAGGAAATGATTGTGCTGCACTAGATTGCACTGTCATTGGTACTAACGCATTAGGATTCTTAATACGAATAACACCACCTGCTGTAGATGTTAATAAGTCATCAAGATTAACCTGTCCCTCTACTGCTCCTACACGATAGTTGTTAGTTAAGTATAAGTTGTCTAGCATTTGTCGGGTAACTGTAGACTTAATTAACTGTAGGTCTATTGCTCTGTCTGCTAAAGATTGTCCAAAAAATTTGTGTGGAATTGGAATAGGGCAAACACTATGGAAAGGAACATAATCACATTCCTCACTCATTAATACCTCATTACCTGCATAGCAAACTCTGTGAAGTTCTGCTATACCATCTCCATCTAAATCTGTTTTTACATAACACTCGTAATACTCAACCAATTCCATTGATTCATCATTAGAGTCATTAGTATTAAAAGGTTGCTCACCTGCACCATATCTCGCTACCCTCTCTGGTGTAAAATCTAATGTATCACCCATAGGTAATGTTTCAACAACTTTTGGGTCATACCCCATTGCTATTAAATCTGAACGAGTAACTAAACTTCTTTGTGCTACAAAATCAGAATCTTCAATTGTTACAGCTCTTTTATCAATTAAAAATTCTTCTGGAGCTACATTCTCTATCTTAATTTTAGAATAGTCTTTAGTGCGTTTGCATTTTACATTGTAGTAAACATTTACAATAGGTGGAACATCCATCATCACTGGCTCACCTACTTCGTTCATCATAGGCTGACCTGTCATTGGGTCTACTGCTGGTTGTGGGTCTTGCTCTATTACTTCTTCTACTTCTTCTTGCTCAACGATTTCTACTTCCTCGTCTTGCATAATCATTGTTAATTCATCTTCTGTCAGATTTTGATATTTTTCTGTTGTTGTATTCTTTTTATCATTCCAATAGGCTTTTACAACACCTACTTTTTGCAACAGTGCATCTTTAAACCAGTCGTGCATTATTTCAAAGCCGTTGTTGTCTTTATAAAATATGTGATTAGCATAGGCAGTCATCTGTTCTGCTAGAGCACCATCACCTTGATTAACTGGCTCAAACTCTACAGCTTTATTACTGCTAGTAAAGACTTTCATAATTTGTGGCAGTGCACCATCTACTACTTCAGCCACTTCACCTGTTACTATTTGTGAGCGACCTTCTACTTCATTGCCGTAAGGTTCACGCAAGTAATACTCTAGTGCTGTTTGCCTTTCTTGAGAAGTTTCAGTCTCTATAAAACCTAATGAGTCGTTAATATGCGAATCTATTAGGTTAGCAAGTTCTACATTATCTTCCTTGCTATTCATATTTTCTTTATCGTATGCCATTTATACTATCCATGAAGTGTTTATCTCTAGTGGTTTTGTCCATGCTTCCATAGGGGACTCATCCATACCAACTGCTAGGTATCTAAACGCATCAGATGCGTGTGATGCCCAATCATGGAAAGGTCTGTCATGAAATACATTTCTTTTTTCATCAAATACTCTACGATAGTTCCGTAGTGCATCTAATCCTTGTTTTGTTTTATCTTTATCAAACCAGCAGCGTGGTAATATTTGTCTTGCTGCCGCAATACCATCCATTACTGATAGCTTGGTTGCAACTGTGATGTTTAAACCTGCTTCCTCTAACATCTCTTTTCTTGATTTACCTGTGCCTAATTCTCTTACAGCGACATCATGAGGTAATATGTGTGTTGCGTACATATAGTCATGTTCTCGTAGCCAATTTACATAGTAATCAAGACCAACACCATGATTTTCTACAAAATCTATGAGTCGTATTTCTTTATTAACTACCTGTGCTACCCATATGCTAGTAGAGTCTGACATACCTAAATCCCAGCCAGTATATGTCCTTGCTAGTTCGTCTTTAGGAATATCTATAATATGATTTTGTTCTTCTATATCATTAATAATAGATGAGTAATATGCACCTTCTACTGGAGCGTTAAAACTACACTCAAATTCTTGAGCATACTTATCGTCACCCATTTCTGCTTTAGCAGCGAGTAACTCATTCTTATCAACAATACCTGTTTCAGAAGATTTAAATTCTAATAATTCCCAACCCTCACTTCTTGACCCTCTATCTCTCAAGTCTTTAAAGTGATTCTGTCCTTTCGGTGTACCCATTGCTACGCAGTAGCCGAGTCGGTCTGCTAGTGCAGGTCTGACAATCTCTGTGAATAGTGTAGGATTAATGTTCCCAATTTCATCAAGAACGCACCCGTCTAGGTAGATTCCACGCAGACTGTCAGGGTTATCTGCCCCATACAAGTTTATCCTTCTGCCCATAAAGTCTACACGCAGTTCAGCAATGTTGGCTTTAGCTTCTAATGGTCTTGTATATTCTAGCA